TAAAAAAATACATTGCAGATGCTATTGCCCGAGGTAAGCCGTTTATTGATGCTAAAAAGGAAGAAGAAAAAGCCGCTCAGGTTGAAAAGCGTGTGGTGAGTATTCAGGATCGTATCCGAATGGCAAGTGATGTTATCATTTGTGATCTTGAAGAAGTTGTTGATACGTTTCATGCAGATATTTCCAAGTCCAAAAAGTTTGATGCTGTAAAGTTCTTTCGAGGTAAGCAAGTTAATCAAGCACACTGTAAACATATTCGTAACTATTATGCACCTCAACTTGCAGAGTACAATGAACTTACATTGCCTGTGCGTGAGCAAGACGAAGACCTGCGTGAAGGTTATGCACACCTCAGTAAAACAGATGTAAAGAAGGCTGTTGAACTGTTTAATAGTATTGTTGGTGCTTGTGATCTGATCGAAGCAGAAAGCAAAGCAACTCGCAAGACAAGAACACCTAAGCCTAAGAGTGCTGACAAGTTGGTTGCAAAAATGAAGTATTGTAAAACCGACGAAAAGTATAAAGTAGCCAGCATTAATCCTATAGATATCGTCGATGCTACAGAAGTTTGGGTGTTTAACATTAAGACACGCAAGATTGGCAAGTATGTTGCAGAAGATCACGCTACTCTTAGTGTCAAAGGCACTACACTACAGTTCTTCAATCCAAGACAAAGTGTTGCAAAGACACTGCGCAAGCCTGAGGAACAACTTAGAGAGTTTAACAAAGCAGGCAAGGTAGCATTACGCAAATACATGGACAACATTAATGCTGTAGAAACACAGATGAATGGACGCATCAATGCCGACACTGTGATTCTTAAAGCGATAAAGTAATAAATAGTGTATACGCAAAGGATACACTATGGCAACACTAGCATCATTAAGAGCAGATACAGTAGACTATATTCGCTTTCGTCTCGGCGATGGAATGGTGGATGTTGAGCTTGATCCAGAACACTATGATAATGTTATTGATAAGTCAGTAAAACGTTTTCGTCAGCGCAGTCAAAATGCATATGAAAGTTCGTATGTATTTTTAAGTGTAGTGAAAGAACAACAAGAGTACACACTTCCTGACGAGATTGAAGAAGTGCGTCAAGTGTTCAGGCGAGGTGTTGGTAGTGGTAGTAACACAGGCAGTACACAGTTTGAGCCATATGAAGCGGCGTTCCAAAACACTTATTTGTTGCAAAGTGGACGTATTGGCGGTATGGCAACATATGAAATGTACTATCAGTATCAAGAACTAAGCGCAAGATTGTTTGGCGGCTTTGTAAACTTTGAGTTTAATCCCGTAACTAAAAAGGTAACCTTACTGCGCAAGTTCAGTGCAAGTGGCGAACAAGTTGTACTATGGACATACAATCTACGCCCTGAATCTAGACTACTTCAAGACAGACACGCTGGTCCATGGATACAAGATTATGCACTAGCTCTAGCAAAGTACACACTAGGCGAAGCACGTTCAAAGTTTAGTACTATCGCCGGACCACAAGGCGGTACAAGTCTCAACGGTGATGCACTTAAAGCAGAAGCACAAGTTGAAATAGACAAACTCGATGAAGAACTACGCAACTATGTTGACGGTAGTGATCCACTCTCATTTATTATAGGTTGACAACTAACTCCTAAAGTGCTATACTGTAAGCACAGTTAAAGGAGTTCTTATCTTGAATAAAAACATCGATTACAAATACAATGAAGGTGAACTTATTGCAGAGTTCAAAGACTATATTGATGCAACCTATGGCGAACACTACAGTCTAAACAAATATCAAGCAACAGAGTTTATCATTGATGCAGGTCATGGAGATGGCTTTTGTATTGGTAATGTAATGAAGTATGCTCAACGTTACGGCAAGAAAGATGGACACAATCGCAAAGACTTAATGAAAGTTTTGCATTACGCATTGATTGAACTGTATGTACATGACCTTAATCGTCGGGGGTAAGATCTCCTCTGCTCCATCCTGTCTTAACTAGTTCAGCATTACAGTTTAGACATACCGTTTTTAAGTTTCTACTATAAACATTATTTAGGTCACCGTCAATATAGAACACAGTGACCTGGCTTCTTATTGTAGGTTTAAATCCACACGCCTCACACTTTCTCTTTACTTTATAGCCGCTGTCTACCCATAATGGTTTTACAGGCTTGTGTAGTTTTAGACACTGCTCGCACTTGCGTCTATAATAAACCTTATCGCCTTTTCGGTAGTTTACTGCTTTTGGACGTTGTCCACATTTCTCGCAAACCGGTCTCATACATGTATTTAACACGGACCTTTAAAGGGATTCGTCAAAATAGGTGTTTTTTGCCCTGGATCATATAAATATATGTATAAAAAAATCTTGTGAGAGATAAGGAACAAAAACATGGCACTAATATCACCAGGAGTAGAAGTTACCGTTGTTGACGAAAGTAACTACACACCTTCAGCAGCCGGCACAGTAGCAGCGATTGTTATTGCAACGGCACAAGATAAAACAAGTGGTACTGGCACAGGCACAGCAGTTGGAACAACCGCTGCAAATGCTGGCGAGACATACTTGATCGGAAGCCAAAGAGAGCTAACTGCTACTTTTGGTAATCCAACTTTTTACAATACATCAGCTGGCACACCTATTAACGGTTATGAACTTAACGAATATGGTTTGATGGCAGCTTATAGTTTGCTAGGAGTAAGCAACCGCGCATACGTCCTTAGAGCAGACATTGACCTTAGTGAACTTGTAAGCAGTACAAGTCGTCCACTAGGTCAACCTACTAACAATACAGTATGGTGGGACATCAGCGCAGATACACGTTGGGGTATATTTGAATGGAATAAATCAACAGGCGCATTTACAAATAAAGTTCCAACAGTTATTACAAGTACAACAGATTTAACAGGCGGCGTTCCAAAGACCTCAATCGGTGCTATTGGTGATTATGCATTGGTTGCAACCAACGCTAACAATCCTGTTTATTATAAGAACAGAGACAATGCATGGGTACTAGTAGGCAGTAGCAGTTGGCAAACAAGCCATGCAACTATTGCAGGCACAGTAGCAAGCCCATTGTTTACAAACGGTAACAGCATTACCATTAACGGTACAACAGTTACACTCACAGGAACAACTGTAGCACAACTTGCAACAAGTATTAATAATGCTAGTATTACAGGTGTAACAGCAGCGGCTAAGAGTAATAAGATTGAAATCTATGCTACAAGTTCAGCAGTAGGCGTAGACAGTGTTGCAGATGGTAAGATTGTACTAGCAAATGCTTCAGGCACAATCCTATCAGATGCCGGACTTACAGCAGGTACATATGCTGCTCCAGTTATCCAGCAGAGCGCACACTATACAGTGCCAACTTGGAAAACAACAGATACTGTTCCACGTCCAACAGGAAGTGTGTGGGTCAAAACAACTGCAAGTAACTTAGGTTTCTTAGCAGACGTAAGTTCATACTCAACTGCAAACACTGCTTTTGCTAGCAAGAGTGCACCAGCGTATGAAAATGATCAAACTGCACTTAAGAACTTGGACACAACTGGCGGTAAAAACATTGCTGCAGGTAGTTACTATATCCAGTACGATGCAACTGAAAACGATACTGTAACCTACAAACTATTCCAACGTTACAGCAGTGGCGAACTAGAAGTTACTGGCACAGTTGACAGTGCTAATCCACTTACAGCAAGTGAAGAGTTTACTATCCAAGCAAGTGTTGCAAACAGTACATCACTTTCGACAGCAGTAACAGTAATACTAAGCGGCACAAGCCTAGCAGATATGGCAAGTGATATTAACGGTGCTAATGTTGCTAACGTAAGTGCAAGTGTTAACAGTGCAGGCAACTTGGTTATTAAACACTCACTAGGTGGGTTGATTGTAGCAAAAGATACAAGTGGTACTCCACTAGCAGATGCAGGCATTAGCACAGGCATTACAACTGGACAGGTTCGTGCAGGCAACAACAGTGATTTGATTCTAAGTAACTGGATTGCTCCAACTTATACAGCAGCTACAAGTGCTCCTAGTGCAAATCCAGTAGATGGTACACATTGGTATCACGGTGGATTTGAAGCAGACATCCTAGTACACGATGGTACAACTTGGAGAGGCTATCAAAACATCACAGATGCAAGAGGATATGCACTAGCAAACACAAGTCCAAATGGTGTACTCTATAGCACAGCAGAACCAACACAGCAAAGTGATGAAACTGCACTAGTTGAAGGTGACCTTTGGATTGATACAAGTGACCTTGAGAACTATCCAGCACTTTACAGATATCAAACTGTAAGCGGAGAAACACAATGGGTTGCTATTGATAAGACAGACAGCACAACTGAAAACGGTATTATCTTTGGAGATGCTCGTTTTATTGGCGATAACAGTACAGACGTAATCACAGGAACTATTGCAACAACTAAGACACTACTTAGTAGCGATTACTTAGATGTTGATCGTCCAGATCCAACTGTTTATCCGCGTGGTATGTTGCTATTCAACACACGTCGCAGTACTTACGGTGTGAAGAAGTTTAGAAGCAACTACTTCTCACGCACAAACTTTAGTGATACAACTGTATATCCAACACTTCCAACAGAGAAGGATGCATGGGTTTCAGAAAGTGGCAGTCAGTTTGGACGTAAAGCGGTGCGCGAAGTTGTTGTAAATGCAATGAAGAGTTCATTGGATGCAAGCACAGAGTTGCGTGAAGATGCAAGAACATTTAATGTTATTGCAGCTCCAGGGTATCCAGAGCTAATCAGCAACATGGTAGGTTTGAACAACGATAGACGTCAAACAGCATTTGTAGTAGGTGACAGTCCAATGAGACTAGCAGCTACACCAACTGCTATTGAAAACTGGGCTACTAACACAGCAGCGGCTGCAGATAACAACGAAGATGGGCTAGTTACTAGTGATCCGCATTTGGCTGTTTTCTATCCAAGCGCAAGCACAAATGACCTAAGTGGCAACAGTATTGTTGTTCCTGCAAGTCATGCAATGCTAAGAACTATTGCAAGAAGCGATGATATTAGTTTCCCATGGTTTGCACCAGCTGGCGTAAGACGTGGACTAGTAGATAACATTGCAAGCCTAGGCTATATTAATGGTATAACAGGACAGTTTGTTGTAGACAACATCCGTGAAGCAGTAAGAGATACACTGTACTCAAACAGAGTTAATCCTATTGCATTCTTCAACGGTAGTGGGATTCTTAACTACGGTAACAAGACTCGTGCTCCAAGCACAAGTGCATTGGACCGTATTAACGTATCACGTTTAACAGGATACCTAAGACGTCAACTACAAACTATTGCAACTGGCTTTGTATTTGAACCAAACGATAAACTAACAAGAGATGAAATCAAACAACAGGTTGAACAAACTCTTAACGATTTGGTTGCAAAGCGCGGTATTTACGATTACTTGGTAGTGTGTGATGAAACAAACAACACTAGTGAAAGAATCGACCGCAACGAGTTGTATGTAGACGTTGCTATTGAACCTACAAAGGCTGCGGAGTTTATCTTTATTCCGATCAGACTTAAGAACACAGGTGAGATTGCAAGCGGTAACGTAGCGGCTGCAAGCACAGTATAATAAAAATAAGAAAAATATGGGGGGTTGAGATACCCCCCATTTTTTATGACTGGAAACAGATAAATACTTTTATATTAAATAGGAGCGAAACGAAATGTCAGTTTCATCATTAACAAAGTTTACAGTACCTATTGACGGTGATCAGAGTGCATCAAGCCAAGGCTTGTTGATGCCAAAACTAAAGTATCGCTTTAGAGCGAGCTTTGAAAACTTTGGTATTAGTACTCCACGTACTGAAATGACTAAACAAGTTATGAATATCACAAGACCTGCAGTGACTTTTGAAGAACAGCAGATTGATATCTACAACAGTAAAGTCTATTTGGTAGGTAAGCACACTTGGGATCCTGTGACTATCACTATGCGTGATGATGTAAACGGTGGCGTCACAAAGTTGTGTGGAGAGCAAATCCAGAAGCAGTTTGACTTTATGGAGCAGAGCAGTGCTAGTTCAGGTATTGACTACAAGTTCGTTACACGTTTTGAACTACTAGACGGCGGTAACGGTGCTAACACTCCATCAGTGTTGGAAACATGGGAACTATATGGATGCTTTGTACAAAACATCAACTATGGTGATTTAGATTACGCATCACAAGATCCAGCAACCATTACTTTGCAACTTAGATTTGACAACGCTGTGCAATCTCCACTAGGTGATGGCATTGGTGCTGCAGTAACGAGAACACTTGGTCAAACAGTAACTGGCTAATAGGAGTTTTCTATGGCTAGTGTGAATCCATTACTAAATGGTTTATCAGCGACAGGTACAGTGCGTGACTACAAACATGGGTCACGCACTTTTGTTGATAACAACTTTGAACTACAACCACGTTACAGTAATCTGTTTCATGTTGTGTTTGAGTTTACACCTGACGCAAGTACTTTATTCAATACAGTTGATCAACTGGAAATACCTATACTTGTAAAAAGTGTAGATCTTCCAGCATATACTATTGACGTACAAACACACAATCAGTATAATAGAAGAACACAGAGCCATCACAGAATAGACTATCAACCTATTACAGTAAGATTCCATGATGACCAAAAAGAAGTTATTAGAAATATGTGGCACAAATACTACATATACTACAACGCGGATCCAACATACGCATTAGATGGAAACAGTTATACTACTACAGACAAGTACACAGATCGCACACAACAACAATGGGGCATGCAAAGAGGCAACAAAAGGTTCTTTAAAAACATTAAAATATACAGCATGCACAATCATAAGTTTGCTGAATACACGCTGATTAATCCTATTATTACAAGTTTTCAGCATGATGCTCATGCTTATGCTAGTGGTGCATTGATGGAGCATACAATGCAACTTGCATATGAAACTGTAAAATATGCAACTGGTTATGTGAATAATATTAGCCCACGTGGATTTGGTGATATACATTACGATGTTGAGACCAGTGATCTAAGTAATAATCTGCCAGAAAACCAAGCATTTATTGATGGTAGTTTACAAAGTGTAGAAGGACAACGAAGTAGAGACTTGTTCCAAGGCAATGTTATTGGTGTCATCAAAGATGCAACCATAATACATGATGAAGCAAGACTTGGCTTTAACCTTACCGGAGGATTGTTGCAGGATACCCTTGCTATTGTTGCAAACAATGCACTGACAGGCAAGAAACTAAGCAGTAATGTTCTTGTGCCTGTGACAGGTGCTATTGAAGCGGCTGTAACAAATAAAGTTAATGAAGTTGGCATAGTATCAGCTGCAGAAGGCTATATAAAATCAGGTGTAAACTTTGTAGGTGATTTGTTTGAGGGAAAAGTTTCAAGTCAAGGACAAAACATACAAACACAAAACAACACTAGAAGAGTTAGTCAAAATAACTTCGGTGGTGCTAAAATAGCTCCAAGCGGAGATAGAACACAGAGTTACCCAGGTAAAATCAGTGATACAAATCTTGTAGCAGACTTCGCTAGAGGGTTAGGTATTGGTAACAACAGGATAAGTTAATGTCTCAAAATACAAATCTACCTCTAACAAATCCAGCTGATGTTTTTGACCAGCGTGTGCAAGATTATTTTGTTAACTATTTTGCTGACGATATTGTTATGACTGACAATGAATACGAAGCAGCAAAATCATTTTTTATTGCTAGAACTAACACAGAAGAAGCAGCCGCTGCACTTACTGCGGCAACTGTAGAAGCCGCAAACAGATTAAACATTTATATTTTAGATGTCCTTAAACAGTTTGAAGATAGCGAAGATCTTAAAAGTGCAGTTCCAACTTTTTTAAATCTCAGTCGTAGATCAACTAGTTTGCTAGGATACGAAGCAGACATTCAGCCAACAGAAAATATGAAACGCCAAGTGGAGGCGTAACATGTTCAGCCGTAACAAATACGCAAACGGTATATATACAATCAAGAATCCAGGAAAATATAGCGGCAACAAAGAGCCTCGCTATCGAAGTGCCTGGGAACATGCGTTTATGCGCTTTTGTGATAATCATCCAAGTGTTATTAGTTGGGCTAGTGAAGCAATATCTATACCATATCGTAATCCACTGACAGGCAAAGGTACTATATATGTGCCTGACTTTGTTGTAGTATATCAAAACAAACAAGGTCAAAAACATGCCGAGCTTATTGAAATCAAACCTAAAGCACAGACCATGCTTACCGAAAAGACTCGTGAAAAAGAGAAACTAGCAATCGCTATTAACCATGCAAAGTGGGAAGCGGCTGCAAAGTGGGCGAAACACAAAGGTCTTCGCTTTCGTGTCGTGACAGAAGACGACATATTTCACAACGGTAAACGCTAGCACTAAGTACTAGTACTTCATACAATCCTAGGAGAATCATTGATGTTAATAGACATTGTTGCAAACAAGCCTCTGCAAAACTTCTATTTGCAGGACGTAGACGGCAACATAGTAAACTTTGAATGTGGAAAGTTTTTTGATGTATCTTATACTTGGTATAAACTAGTGATTGAATATCCTGGCAGTAAACTAAAAATACAAGATATCAAGATAAACGGACGTACATTGGAAAACTTGCTATATAGTGGATGGTTTTTAGAAACAAGCACAGGAAACAAAGTTTGTCCAGGTACAACATTATATACTCAAGGACAGTATGAAATCTGGATACATCCAAATATTGGACTGATATGGCAAACGTTAAAAGAAAGTATTGTACATCGAGATTTTAGTACTAACTTATTTGACAAGTATATACACACTATAGATACTCCTGTAACACTAAGCACAGACTATCCTGAGCATGTGAGAGGTTTCTTTTCACATAGCAATGGTCCTAGATGGTGGCGTAAAAACAGTGTAACCACTCCTTACGAAACACTAGATCCTAGTGTGCTTGCAGACATTGATAAGAAAAAACTATTAGCAGAAATGGATGCAATGTGCGAGTTTAACAGAGATAGCAAAGAGTTTGCCTTTCCTAAAAAAGGAGTTGAACTCCGAGGAGGACGCAGATGTTTCAGAGAAAGCCCGTATTTGCCTTTTACAGAGATAGAAGATTTGCCAGGAGAAGAACTGCAAAAACTCTGTAAACTTGTTGGATTTAAACGTATGCTTGCAGTAACATTGCAAACACAATATCCAGGTGAAACATTTGCTCCACATGTGGATACACACTATGAACAGGAAACAAAAATGCACTTGCAAGGCCCTTGTAGTTTTGTGCTTAATCTAGCAGAGGACACAAAGGGACATTACTTTAAAGTAAGTCAAGCAGGATTGATAAACTTGGATCATGGCACTTTCTTTAACTTTAACTACTGTCATGCTACATGGAACAACAGTGATGTAGTAAGACCTTTGTGCATATTGTTTGGAGAACGTGACAACGAGATAAACTGGTATCTCAATAACTAGGAAAATATTATGACTAAAAAACTAGAAGAACTATTTGATTTAGATACAACAGATCAACTAGACATCACAGCAGAAGAAAACAAGGAAGTCGTTGAAACTGTTACAGCGGAAGATATTCCACAACTGCAAACTGCGCTAACAAATGTAGACAAGATTGATGCTGCACTGCCTAGTGTGAAAGACTTGGAAAGCAGTGATAAAGAAATGGATGATATTGCACAGATGGCACAGGACACATTTAAAGACTTAATGGATCTTGGCATGAATGTAGAAGCACGTTTTAGTGGCGAAATCTTCAGCAATGCAAGCCGTATGTTGGATACTGCGCTGAGTGCAAAAGCACACAAAGTAAACAAAAAACTAAAAATGGTTGACCTACAGTTGAAAAAAGCCAATCTTGATGCTAGACTTGCTAAAGAAGCAAAAGCAAATGGCGAAGATACTGAAGAAGGTGATGGTCAAGTAGTAGATAGAAACGCTCTGCTTATGGAGATTTTAGGCAGAAATAATCCAGAAAAGTAATAAATAGTAGTATATTAGCAAGGAATACGGCAATGAAAAGTTTTAGAAGTTATCTTGTAGAAAGCGAACAAACATATAAGTTTCGCATTAAAATGGCAGAAAAGTGCAGTGATGAAACAATGGACGCACTAGAGACTGCTCTACAGAAATATGATATGAAGAGTATGAGCAAGCCAAAGAAAACTCCTATTCAAGAACATCCAATGGATTTTCAAACACTTACAAATGCAGAAGTGTTTATCATGGATACAGAACTACAGTATCCAGTAACTGCACATCAGCTATATGAATATATTAGTCAAACTGTTGGCGTTCCTGCTAGTCATTTAGTTGTTATTGACCAAGCCCATCCTGAAGAGATTGCTCGTGAAGAAGCACTTAAAGAGGAAGGTGATGAGTATGAAGCAAAACTAGATGATGCAGAATACAAAGATGCGGATAAGATCAAAGCAGAAGATCACTTTGGTGACAAGTACAACGAGAACATGCTTAAAGATTTGGAAACCCGCAAGTACGAGTTTGCTAAGGAAGAAAAATGAGAGATCTACTAGAATCCCTGGACAGTATTGCAGAACAAGATCTAGACGAGCGTGTAACTTATAGTACACTTGCTAAACTAAGCGGTATTGAAAACCCAGATAAGATTTATCCAGGTCAAAAGATTACACTGCCGGGCGGCGGCAGTTACACAGTAAAGCGTGGCGATACACTTAGTGGTATAGCACAGGATTACAGACTAGGTAATATTGGTAAATCAGGCCCTGATGGAAAATATGACGGTGATGACTTGGGTAATGCTCCTACAACTAAAAAAGGTAAAGGACCTGATCCACTAAACATCATGAATCCATCACCTGAAGTCAGAGCAAAAGTAAAAGACAGACCTAAACAAGGTGGCGCTGATCCGTTAGGCATTTTTAGCCCTAAAAACAAAGCCGAGCCAAAAGCTACAAAAGCAGTAGACACAAAACCAGTAGACCAGACAGCTCAAATAACAAACAAATACAATGCGATTAAAAACATGGCAGGGGATAAAGCTGCAGACGTTTTTGCAAAAGGTGTACAGTCAGATCCAAGGGCATCACAAGATACTAAAAATGCTTTGCCTAATACATATTCTACGGATAAAGACGGCAAAATTACACCAGTTAGCAATCCTATTCAACCTAAAATGAAGCCTGCTGATCAACCTAAACCTCAGCCAACGCCAACTAAGCAACAACGTGCAGATAGTTTGTATCAGCAGATCAAAAGCATGGTTGATGCCAAGCCCAGCACAAGCGGGCAAATGAAACGATTTAACACCGGAGACAAAAAATGAATATTGCTGAACTTAGAAACAGACTAGCAGATATCGCAGCTGAACTTGCAGAGCAAGACATTCAGCAAGAAGATGTTGCAGTTGAAGGCAAAAAAGATGACGAAGAGCATGAGTTAGAAAAACTTATGAAAGGTTCGCCAATTGATATAGATGCATCAGGCCCAATGAATTCAAAGAAAATGAAGAAAGAAGCAGTTAAAGAAGTAGAAACACCTGAAGCAGAACTAGAGTTTGCTGAAGAAGATGACCTAGAAGTTGAAGAAGCAGAAGAAGTTTCTGAGGAAGAAGTTGAAGAAACTGTTGAAGTTCCTGTAGCTGCACTTGAAGAACTTATGCAACTAGCAGGTTTTGATGGATACAAGCCAGTACAAGAATATGCTAACGAGCCAGAAGAAGAATACATGGACATTGAAGATCAACTTATTGGTCTAAGTGGCGGACTTAACGGACCTAAGAATATGCATCCTGCAGCAGCTGGTGGTGACAATCCAATGGATCAAGAGCCACGCAAAGTTGAAGAAGAAGACACTATTGAAAGTGTAGAACAAAATCTATACAAGTCTTACAAAGACTTTTTAGAAGCACAAGAGATTGAACTTGACGAAGAACAAGCTGATGAAGGAATCCAAGCAGTAGCAACTAAAGACGGAAAAATCATTGCAGGTGCTGGCAAAGGTGGTACTAGTAAATCCTGGTTGAAAAACAGAGACAGCAAGTACGATGATGCTCCTCTAAGACAAGTTAGAAAAGATATGAAGTAATGCGTGATTTATTGGAAAGCCTAGACCAACTTACAACTGAAGCATCAGGCGAGTTTGCAGAACCATTCTACGAACTACAAGATGATTACTGTGGCGGTGAATGTCCAAGCGATGCACACAAAGCACTTATTGACGAGCTTGTAAACTTTATGAGCGGTGACGATATTAAACGCTTTGTCGCAGACTTCCGTAGAGAACATGACATGAATCACCCAGGTGAGGACGGCGACTACGGCGAGGATGATCCAAACTTCAGTTGATTCTGTAACAACCGATGAATATAGCGGTGACCTTCGTCATTAGGATGTAAGTGATCCGCTATATATTTTGACTTACTTTTATTATTACTTCCATCCGCACCTAATATTCCTACCATTCCTGGTACACAATCCACATGCATGTATCTTAGATTGTTTAACTCACATGTAGTTTCTACTATGTGACGAGGATACCAACCGTGTAACTGTTCTATGTAATCACAGTTTTGATGCAGTATATAATCACGAACGCTTTCTGTGTTTATACTGCCACGTTCTTTCTGTTGAATGTAGTTCATATGTTCCCAACGCTGTTGGTACTTGTTGTACCAACTTTGCCTATTAGGATGACTCCATCCAAATATAACTAAATCATCAGGCGTAATATCGGTGTAAGTTTCGCAAAACTTTAATGCTATGTGAGGATTACTAGCACTGCTTTCACTGCGTTGTATAAAGTCATAGCCTAACTGTTCTGCTATGAGTTGCCCATAACAGATAGTGGCTTCCTCGCCTAAACTAACACTACACCCGTACTGAACTAGTTTCACGATATTCGCCATTTGGAATGTAGTCTAGCCATGATTGATGTTTTACTTGAAACGGAAAACGGCTCCGAAGAGCCGCTAGTTGATATACATTTGGTTCAAACGGTTCCCGCATGGGCCGCCACAAATCACTGCCTTTGTCCCTATTGCAATCTTTGCAAGCACTAACAATGTTCATCCAACATGTAGTTCCGCCAGCACTACGAGGCTTTACATGGTCCATGGTAAGTTCTTTAAATGTATGTTCGTCTCCGCAATACTGACACTTAAACTCGTCACGCATATGTACATTGAATCTACTAAAGCGTACAGGTTTTTTAATGTGATGATAGCGTTTTGTCATGATAGTTGCAGGAACTTTCATGGTAGTTGTTGGACTGCTAACTTCCCAATCTTCATACCAGTTAAGCACTGTTATACGATCTTGAAAGTAAAGTTTGACTGCTCTACGCCAGTCGATGACACTGACAGGGAACTGTGATATAGGTTGTCCACTTGTGTTTAAAAGTAGCGTATCACTCATTGCACTATTATTTACCACCCTGGGTTGTTTTTATAAATATTTGTATGAGATATGTTGACAATCATTACATATCTGCTTTTAAGGATTGCATTGCGCAAACCAGTCAACATGCGGGCTACACATTGCCAGAGGATGTAGAAGCATACTGTGCAATACTATTAGGCAGCTTTGTTGACCGTCCAGATTTTCTACCTGCGGATAGTTTTGCAGAAAGTTATCTTCAATTAACGAGACGAGATAGCGCAAACGCAAAAGAACTTGCAGATGTGTGTTTATTTGTAGTTAGTGTTTTTCCTGACTATGGAGTGAGCACAGACTACTATATTAATATTGGCAAGACAAGTTATGACATTGCCAGTAAACAACTACATTATAACCTATTTCAGGATCTATGTCAACATTTTGAAATCGTCAGCGAAGTCATCAGACTAAGTACAACACCGCAACAGTTTAAAGTAAGGATTGGTTAATGTCTAAAAGCCTAGACGGTGTGCTAGTTAAAAAAGCATACAAAAAAGAAACATTTACTCGTGAACAACTCACAGAGTTTGCTAAGTGCGCCGATCCTAAGAACGGAGTAAAATACTTTCTCAGCAACTATTTTGCTATTCAGCACCCTACTAAAGGTCGTATGGTGTATAATCCGTTTGAATACCAAGAAAAACTTATAGACGTTTATCACAACTATCGCTTTAACATTAACATGTTACCTAGACAAACAGGCAAAAGTACAACTGCAGCAGGATATTTGCTTTGGTATGCAATGTTTGTGC